GTTCACCGCGGCGGCGACCGCCGGCGGGACGGGTTTCGGGGGCGGCACGTCGAACGTGGGCCGCAGCACACTTTTTGGTAATTAACTTTAAGGAAAAGGGGGTGATCCATAGCACCCCTCCCCGGCGGGACGTTCCTTCCTCTGGCGTCGCCGCCGGGGCCTTAAAGTTCTGGAGAATATAACATGGCACAGAACCTCACTATCCAGCCCCGCTCCGTCGTCGAAAAGGCGCTCGAGCGCGACGAGCAGATGAACAAGCTGAAGGAGCCCTGGAACCCCCTCTATCAGCGCCTGGGCGAAGTGTTCCTCACCCGCAAGGCGTCCTTCGTCAATACCATCACCCCCGGGCAGTTCCTCTACGACGACATCTTCAACAACACCGGCGAACAGGCCGCCTTCCAGGCCGCTTCCATTTACGTCTCCATGCTCTGGCCGGACAGCTCCCGCGTCTATGATCTGCGCCCTGTGGCGGAGTTGAAGGATATGCCCGGCGTAGAGGAGACCTTCCGCTTCTGGAACCGCCAGATGCAGCGCTACATGGACGCCCCGCGCGCGGGCCTCCTCATGGCCATTCAGGAGTTCGAGATCGATATGCAGGTGTTCGGCACCGCCGGCGTGGGCGTGTTCGAGGGCGAAGACGAGGACACCCCCGTGGTCTATGAGGCGTGGAACGTCAAGGGGATGAAGATCTCCGAGAACGCTCAGGGCTTCGTGGACACCATCTATTACAACGACCCCAAGACCGTGCGCCAGGTCATCGAGACATACGGCGAGAACGCCCACCCCAAGGTGGTCGACCTGTACCGCCAGGGCAAGTACGATGAAGTGGTCAAGATCCTCAAGGTCATAGAGCCCCGTTCCGCTCTCGACCGCGGAGGCAAATCCGGCGCCCTCGGGATGCGCGTCCGCACCCTCCATATCGACATCGACAACAAGCACCTCATGCGCGAGAAGGGCTTCGACGAGATGCCCGTCAACGTGGGCCGCGCCATCAAGACGATGGGCGAGGTCATGGGCCGCTCCAACGCGATGGTAGCCCTGCCGTTCGCCTGCTCCCTCAACGCCCTCGACGAGGCCATCCTTATCGCCTCCGAGAAACAGCTGGACCCGCCCCTGGGCGTGATGGACGACGGCCGCCTGGGCGGTGGCACCATCGACACGAGCGCCGGCGCGCTGAACGTCTTCAACGCCTCCGGCCGCATGACCGGTGAGAAGCCCGTCTTCCCCCTGTTCACCGTGGGCGAACTCCAGAGCGCCGAGAAGCTGCGCGAGGCCTTCATCAACAGCATCACCCAGGCCTTCGCCCTCGACCGCCTGCTGGACCTGAACAACCAGACCCAGATGACCGCCTTCGAGACGAGCGTCCGCAACAGGATGCGCGGCGAAGCGCTGGGCTCGATGTTCTCTCGCCAGATCGCCGAGGTGTTCACCCCCACCATCGAGCGCACCTTCAACATTCTGTTCCGCAAAGGCCTCCTGGGCACGCAGAGCACGGGTGTGGCCGCAGTTCTGCGCCGCGCCTGGGCGAAGGTGCTGGGCAAAGAACTGCACATCATCCCCCCGGTCATACAGCAGGCCATCGACGCGGGCCTCGACGTGTTCGAGGTCGAGTACATCTCCCCGGCCAAGCGCTTCATGCAGTCTGAGAAGCTCCAGGGCATCTTCACCGCCGCGGAGTTCTTCCAGAAGATGGCCGTGGTGCCCGGCTTCGAGGAGATAGCCGACCTCGTGGACGTTGACGTTATGGGCACCAATGTGATAACGTATACGGGTTCCCCCGCCGATATGGCGAGGACCACCACCGAGATAAAGTCAATTCGTCAGGGCCGCGCGCAGGCGCAGGCTCAGGCCGCCAAGATGGAAGCGATGAAAGGCGCTTCCGAGGTGGCCAGGAACACCGGCTCCGCCGTGCAGTCTATGGGCGGGCAGCCGGGCGGCCAAGCATAAACGAGGAAGGAGAGGAAAATGACCCCAGAGGAAAAAGCGAAGTCGGTTAAACTGGCGAACGAGGCTCACGAGGCCGCGGTCGCCGCCAGAGAGAAGATGGTAGCCGCGGTCGCGGCCACGCCGGCCGGTCTCGAGTTTCTGAAGTACCTTCACGAGATCTGCGGCCAGGACCAGAGCAGCGTCTACATCAGCCCCCAGACCATGACCATAGACCCTATGGGCACGACCTTCAACGAGGTCCGCCGCCGCGTCTATCTCCAGGTCCGGGCGTACATCCCGGTGGAAGCCCGCCGCTGTATCGAGAACCCGATCGAAATCAAAGAGGAGAAGAAATAACTATGCCTGACGAGAAACCCGACACCCAGACCCCCGCAGCGCCGGCCGCCCCCGCGGCGGCAACGTTCGACACGCTCATCCCCGAGGAGTTCAAGGACCGCCCCTACCTGACGGACCTGAAGACCCTCCCGGTGGGCCCCGACAGCTACAAGGTGCTCTTCAAGAAGCTGGATGGCGCCCAGACCCTCATCGGCAAGCGGACGGGCATCCCGGCCGCCGACGCCCCCGCGGAGGAGTGGGAGAAGTTCCACGCCGCCCTCCGGCCGGCCAAGGCTGACGATTACGAGATCCCAGCCAAAGAGGGCTACACCCCTGACCCCGAAGTGCAGAAGAGCATGAAGGCGATCTTCCACGAGGCCGGCCTGTCCAAGTCCCAGGCCTCCACGCTGATGGCCAAGTTCGAGGCCTTCGCCACCGAGAAGATGGGTGCCCAGGCCGCTGAGAACGCAAAACTGGACGCCGAGTTCACCGAGATGACCAAGACGGCCTTCGGCGCGGAGAACGAGAAGGTGATCGCCCGCAGCAAGGAGCTGCTGACCACCCTCACGCCTCCGCAGATGGCCCCCTTCCTCAACCGCCTCCCCAACGAGAGCCTGGCCCTGATAGCCGGCATCATGGAGAACGTGCGGGCGAAGTTCATGAAGGAAGACAACCTCGGCCCCGGCGGCGGCGACGGCGGCGCGCCTATAGACGAGGCGGCGCTTCGCAAAGAGGCGCGCGACCTCCAGGCCTCCCCCGTGTTCCGCGACACGTTCCACCAGGACCACGCGGCCCTGAAGGCCAAAGTGGATGGCATCTACGCGCGCATCGCAGCCGCGCGCGGCAAGAAGTAAAACGGCCAAAAAGTCATGCGCGCAAGAAAGTCCTTGACAAGTACTGCGCGCATGACTATACTATTCTAGAGATTTGAAGTTCGGATACGGAGCCGCCTCGCGGCTACCCCCGATGATGAAGGACAATTCCTTCCGCGTCCCCGCGATAACAGGAGAGGGCACCCGTTGGCGTTGAGACGGATACTGCACTCGCAAAACCCAAAAAAGATGTGCTTTGCGGTTAGCAGTTTCACGTCTCCCTGCGGATAGTAGGGGACAAGGAGAAAAAACATTATGCCCGGTGACTCGATAGAACATTATTGCCCGCCTGCGCCCCTACGTCATGATGAAGCAGATGACCGGCGCGTCGTTCGCTTACGACGGCCTCGGCCAGGCGGAGGCTTCCGAAATCTTCGGCCGCCACCAGCCCATCGTCTTCTCGGACATCGAGCACAAGAGGCGCAAGATCAGCCGCCGCCGCTTCTCGCTCGTGCTGCCGATAGACGCCTCCGACGTCCGCTCCGCTCTGGTGAACCCCGAGTCCGAGTACGCGATGGCCTGCGCCAAAGCGATGGAGCGCGTGTTCGACCGCGTGGTCCTCGAGGCCATGTTCGCCGACGTGCTCACCGGCCGCGAGTTCGGCACGACCGTGACCTTCGCCAACGACGGCGGTAACACCGTCGACGCCACCGGCGGCGTGACCTACGAGAAGCTGCTCGAGGCCAACAAGTTCTTCATCGACCACGAAGTCGGCAACGAAGCCCCCATCACCAAGATCATGGGCATCACCGGCGACGAGCACGAAGCCCTGATGAAGGAGACCGAGCTGGTTTCCGGCGACTACTCCCGCCAGTACGTCATCGACGCCGGCGAGATACAGCGCGCCAACGGCATCAACCTGGTGAAGTTCGCCGGCTCGATCGCCCGCCCGATGCTGCCCGTGGCGGCCTCCGTCCGCAGCTGCTTCGTCATGGCCCAGAACGCCATGTGCGTCGGCATGAGCAAGGAGATGGCCATCACCGTGAAGGACCGCGCGGACCTGCACGAGACCTCTCAGGTCGAGATCATCTTCGACCTCGGCGCCGTCCGCACCGAGGGCCTGCTGAT